GGTAATTCGAACCACGAATGTTTTCTAGTGATAGAGCTATTATAGGGGGGTTATAATAATATGTCATCTATGTCCGAAGTTGCGCAACATTTGAACACTAGCCAGCCTGCATTAGCAAAGCTGATTGAGGATGGAGTTATAGATAAACAGCCGCGCGGGAAATATGACATTGATGAAGTTCGTTCTCAATACATAAAGCATTTCCGCGCAATCGCATCAGGGCGTGCAGCGTCGGGTGATCTGGATTTAGGCGCTGAACGGGCGCGATTAGCTAAGGAGCAAGCTGACGCAAAGGAAATGGAAAACGCGATTGAGCGTGGTGACTTGGTATATATCGAGAAAGTGGCGAAAGAGTTCGAAACGCAACTACTTAAAGCAAAGACGAAACTCTTAGCCATGCCGTCAAAGATAGCGGCGGAAGTCCACGCAAGCGCAAACGTCAAAGAAGCCAAAGAATTGATAGAACTTAACATGCAGGATGCACTCAGTGAACTGGTCGGATACGGTAGACAAACAACAGACTGAGAAGTTGCGCAGGCGGCTTAGTGAGGTGATGGCAGCGTCTTTAGCGCCGCCGCCTAAACTCACTGTATCTGAATGGTCTGACACTTATCGGCAGTTGTCATCGGAAAGTTCCGCTGAAGCTGGCCGATGGTCAACGAGTCGTGCCGAATATCAAAGGGGCATGATGGATGCGGTGAGCGATCCAGATATTGAAACAGTTGTCTTGATGACAGCGGCCCAAATTGGCAAGACTGAGCTTATCAACAATGTTGTTGGTTTTCACATACATCAAGACCCTGCGCCTATTTTGGTTGTCCAACCGACGCTAGAAATGGCGCAAACTTGGTCGAAGGATAGGCTTGCGCCAGCTATACGCGATACGCCTGCACTATCGGATAAAATAAAAGACCCTAGATCAAGAGACAGTGGCAACACAACTTTGCATAAGGTATTTGCTGGCGGTCACGTTACGGCATGTGGCGCAAACTCACCTTCTAGCTTGGCTTCGCGTCCGTGTCGTTTGATACTTTGCGATGAGGTTGACCGATACCCAATTTCTGCGGGAACTGAAGGCGACCCGGTTAGTTTGGCTAAAAAGCGTAGCGCAACATTCTGGAACCGAAAGATTATCTTGGTTTCGACTCCTACTGAAAAGAATGCAAGTCGGATTGAGGCGGCTTATGAAAACAGTGACCAGCGCAAGTATTTTGTGAAGTGCAAGGATTGTGGTGAGCATCAAAACCTGAAGTGGGCGCAGGTTCATTGGCAAGACAAAAACCCAAATACGGCAGAATATGCGTGTGAGCATTGCGGGTCACTTTGGAGTGATGCAGATCGTTGGCGATCAGTCCGCGCAGGCGAGTGGCGCAAAACCGCAGAAGGCGACGGCAAGACGGCTGGTTTCCATTTGTCTGGTTTATATTCACCTTGGACACCGTTGGCAGACATTGCGCGTGATTTCTTGCAGGCTAAAAGTGATCCAATGCGATTGCGGACTTGGATAAATACAACTTTGGGCGAAACATTTGAAGAGCAAGGCGAAGGCATTGACGAATATGATTTGATTTCGCGTCGATCTGATTGGGGCGATGATTTGCCTGATGATGTTTTGTTGATTACTTGCGGCGTAGATATACAAGATGATCGTGTTGCTTATGAGCTTGTTGGCTGGACGCGCACTGAGGCCAGTTATTCTTTAGAATATCGTGAAATCTACGGCGACCCGTCAACGGCGCAGCTTTGGATGGACCTTGATGAAGCGTTAAGTCAGACGTTTACGCACCCAGAGCGTGGCGAAATGGCAATTCGGGCGACCTGCATTGATAGTGGTGGCCATTTTACTCAGGCAGTGTATAATTATGTCAAGAACCGTGCTGGAAAGCGCGTATTTGCAATCAAAGGTGCTAATGTTGCAGGCAAGCCAATTGTAAGTAAACCAACATTTGTAGGTAAGAATCAAACAGCTTTATATTCAGTTGGTACTGATACGGCCAAAGAAAACATCTTTGCCAGGCTAAATGCTGAAGATGATGAAACTACGCTGCATTTTCCAGCAGACTTAGAGGAAGAATACTTTAAGCAGCTCACAGCAGAGAAAAGAATCACTAAATGGATCCGTGGCCGCAAATCTTTAGCCTGGAAACAAATTAGGCCAAGGAATGAGGCCCTTGATGTAACTGTGTACAATTTCGCTGCAATTTATCTACTTAACCCAAATTTTGATGTGATTGAAGAAAGATTAATGACTGGTGCTAAGGAAGATCCTAAAAATGCACCTGGACGGCAAAAAGGGCCTGGATTATCACCAGGATCTAATTTTGCAACCAGTTGGAAACAATAATTGCGAATAATATTAGTTTTACAGCTGAGATCTTATCCATAACTCGTAATATTTATATATTTGACAACAATTTAAATGACCATAGTGTTTCTGTGTAGGTATACATATAAAACATTGAGGATTAATTGGCCAATTTATTTGATTCAACTAACTATCCAAACAAAGTTCCTTCTGAATTAAAGAAGGGAGACAACTGGAATTGGAAAAATGACAGTCTGGGAACAGACTATAGCAACTCATCTTTCACGTTAAAGTATGAGTTCAATCTTATTGATGGATCCACAAATGTTCATTTCCAAATTGTGGCCACTAACGATGGATCTGATTACAAAGTTGAGGTTCCTCACTCAACAACTACCAATTACACGGCTGGCGAATACAACTGGATTGCTAACATCCACCGCAACTCTGGTGGCAGAGTTAAAGTTGGCGAAGGGTTTATGTCTGTTCAAGACGATTATGCCACCACGACATCCTCAGTAAGATCTTTTGCCAAGCAAATGCTTGATGCAATTGAAGCTGTGGCCCTTAACAGAGCCACCATGGATCAATCTTCTATGAGTATTGCTGGTAGATCTCTTTCCAGAATGTCTATTGATGAGCTTATGAGCTTTAGAGATAGATTTAAAACTGAATACTTACAAGAACTTAAACAAGCTAGAGCCAAGAATGGAAAAGGCACTGGCAACAATATTAAGGTTCGTTTTGGGCCTACATCTACTTTCAATCCAACAGACTTAACATAATGGCCTGGTACAACAATATTTTTAATCGTAATACTAAACCTAAGCGACCTATTTTTAGAAGGGGTTACACAGGAGCATCAAGCGGCAGATTGTTTGCTGATTTTATTACATCAAGTAAATCAGCCGATGCAGAAATAAAAGATAGTTTAAGAATTCTAAGAGACAGGGCCAGAGATTTAGCCAGGAACAATTCTTATATCAATCGCTATTTAAATTTAATGATCTCTAATGTTATTGGCAAGCATGGTGTTCGCATTTCCTCAAAGGCCAGGAACGAAAATGGATCTTTAGATCTATTGGCCAACAGACAAATTGAAGATGCCTGGAAGCAGTGGACAAAGTATGGAGTTTGCACAGCAAATGGCAGAATGTCTTTTTTAGATTGTCAAAAACTATTTGTAGAAAGCCTGGCCAGAGATGGTGAAGTTTTAATTAGACACATAAAAAGCAACAACAACTCTTTTGGTTATCAGATTCAATTTTTAGAAGCTGATTATTTAGATGAAGATCTTAATGAAACCTATAAAAATGGTAACAAGATCTGCATGGGTGTTGAGGTTGATAGATTTTACAAGCCAATTGCTTATCATTTATTTGCAGAACATCCTTATGGCACCACATATCAATATGACAAAAAGCACATAAGAGTTCCAGCAGAAGAAATTACCCATTGCTTTATGCCAAACAGGGCCGAGCAAACAAGAGGTGTAAGCCATATTGCTACAGCTATGGCCAATGTTAAGCAGCTTGATGGTTATCTTGAGGCTGAGATTGTAAGTGCAAGGCTTGGGGCCAGTAAATCTGGTTTCTTTAGTTCACCAGACGGCAATTCATACGTTGGCGATGGCATGGAAGATACTTTTAATCCAGTGATGAACGTAGAGCCTGGAACTTTTCAGCAGCTGCCAGATGGTATGCAATTTACACCTTATGATCCAACGCATCCAACAAGTGCCTTTGAATCATTCACAACCACAGTTTTAAGATCCATTGCTTCTGGCCTTAACATCTCATATCACGCTTTAAGCAATGATTTAACCTCAGTTAATTATTCTTCTATTCGCCAAGGTGCATTAGAAGATCGTTCTAACTATCAGATCTGGCAAGAATTTATTGTCCAGCATTTTATGGATGTAGTTTTTAAACGCTGGTTAGAGATGGCCATTACAACCAAGGCAATAAACTTGCCAATTGGTAAATTTGATAAATTCTCAAATGCCATTAATTACATACCTAGATCGTTCCCTTGGATAGATCCATTGAAAGAAATGCAGGCAAATGTTGTTGGCCTACAAAACGGCATAACAACTTACTCAGACATTGTTTCTAGCTACGGCAAAGACGTAGAAGAAACATTTGAACAACATCAAAAAGAAAAAGAACTGGCAGAACAATATGGAATCTCCACAGCTTTCCAGCCGTTTGGTAACAAAGCTCCAGTGCCAGCTGTAGTAGAAGGAGATCCAGATAATGAATAACAAGTTTCAAGAGGCAATTACGCCAAATGAAAAACATCCCAGCGAGGTAAGCATGGAATTTAAAAGTGAAAATCCCATCCTCAGCGAAACAGAGGCAGATCCTATTATTGAATCTGTTGAAGTCAATGAGGATGTTGAATTAGATGCAGCAGAAAGATTATTTGATGATGAGGTAACTTATCGAACAATAGATCTCTCCAGGGCATCTTACATTGATGAAAAGACTAGAAGGGTTCGTATAGGAGTGTCATCCGAAAGCGAAGTTCAAAGGTCATTTGGTTTAGAGGTTTTAAGCCATAAAGCAGAGGATGTGGATATGTCATTCATGGCCTCTGGAACAGCACCGCTACTGAACAACCATAATATGGATGAGCAGATTGGCGTTGTTGAAGAATATAAACTTGATGAGGCCGCAAAAAGAACAGTTGCGGTTGTTAGATTTGGTAAATCTGCACTTGCTCGTGAAGTCTTTGACGATGTAAAAGACGGCATAAAACGAAACATATCCGTTGGCTACAAAGTAAATAAACTGGAACAGTCAAGCAATGACAAGATTGGCGATCATTACAGGGCAAGTTGGACACCCATGGAAGCATCCATAGTTTCAATCCCAGCAGATCAATCCAAGCAAGTTGGTGTTGGCCGTTCTAAATCTAACAATATTCCAAACATACAGGTAACTAAAATGGAAAATGAAAAACAAGAAATAAATCTTGATGAAGTTAGATCTCAAAGTGCAGACGAAGCAAGAAAAGAATTTGCTAAAAACTCAAAAGAGATTTTAGATCTTGCTGCTAAACACAACAAAAGAGATTTAGGCAATCAAGCAATCGCAAACTCTGCATCTATTGAAGAATTCAGAGGAACACTTCTAAACGAAATTGGCAACGATACTCCTTTAGACACTCCAGCTACAATTGGATTAACTCCTCAAGAAACTAAAAGATTTAGCTTATTGAGAGCAGTAAATGCTATGGCGAATCCTACAGATCGCAAAGCACAAGAAGCAGCTAAATTTGAATTTGAATGTTCAGCAGCAGCTGGTGAAGCTCAAGGCAGAACAGCTCAAGGCGTAATGCTTCCAGCTGAAATTATGGCCACATGGGGAAA